ACACAAAGGTAGAGACATAGCTAAAATCGGGGCCCACACGAAGGGCTTGAATCGTAATTCAATAGGTATATGCTATTGTGGTGGCGTTGAAACTGATGGTAAGACCCCGAAAGATACTAGACTAGATTGTCAAAAAGAAGCTTTGCTTGCTGTACTTAGAACTTTAAAAGCTATGTATCCAGAGGCAACTATACATTCGCATAGAGATTATGCTAAAAAAGCCTGTCCATCTTTTGATGCAACAGAAGAATATAAACATTTATAATAAATAAACAATGGGAGTTAAAATTAGACCGAAAAAAACAGTAGTTAAAAGCAAAGCTAAGTCAAAGGCTACTAAAAGAAAGCAGTCTTCAAAAAGTAAAACAACATATGCAGATGGAGAAACTGAAAAAAGAAAATACAAGACAAGAAAGATAGACGGAAAAGGTAAGCTGGTAGTGAAAAAAGTACAGAGAAATAAAGCTGGAAAAGTTACATCAAGAAAAAGAACAGTTACAAAATACTAAAATGAAATCAAAAGGATTAGGCGATACAATAGAAAAGTTTACAAAAGCCACAGGTATAAAAAAATTAGTTGATACTATACCTGCTAGCTGTGGTTGTGACAAGCGTAAAGACTGGTTCAATAAAAATTTCCCTTATAAACAATAGTTATGGCAGAAAAAGAATTTCCTGAAATAAAGGAAGAAAACGAAGGTAAGTTTACAGCGTGGGCTAAAAAGAACGGTTTTAAAGACGCTTGTTCTGCTGCCTCTGCTGTAATGAAAAATAAGAAAAAGTATAAATCAAACGTAATCAAAATGGCTAACTATGCTAATAATTTTGGTTGTAAAAGAAAATAAGTTATGAATAAATATCAAGACAAAGAAGCATCTATGGACGATTACTCTCATGAGAGAAAATTAAGGATAGATGGTAGATATGAAGCTGCACATGGTAAAATGGCTGCTGCTGAAAATGATTTTGATCATGCACACGCCTTAAAAAAAGACGCTCACTTTGATGCTGAACATAGACACGGTGGTCACGCTGGAGCTATGAGTAGATCTGGTGGAGAGTCTTCAGTACATAAAGTACATAGCCATAGTCGAAAAAATAATCCAAGATCTGGAAAAATACATTTTGATTCATCAACAGATAAAGGTATAGCTACTCTTTATACTGGAAAAAGAAAGGGTGAGTAATGGAAACTATTAAAGATATTATTAACCATCCACTATCTAAAAGCATAGCTTGTATCGGTATAGGTATATTATTAGTTATGCATTCACACTCACTATATGCTGGTATAGCATTCGGCATGGGTATAAGAGAATTTTTATTAGCGTTTAAATCAGAGTAAAATGGCTAGAAGAACTAAGAAACAAAGAGAAGAGGATAGACAAGCTAGAAAAGATAATAAGTTTAAGAAATTAAAGCAAAAGAAATTTAGCAATAAGGGAAAGAATACAGATAGATTTGCAGGGATACAAACCGAAGGTTTAGGCCCAGAAGTTCTTGACGCGTCCTCTTCATTTGATGAAAACTTAGTACAAAAGCCAACTCAACAATATAATCAAGCATTACTAACAAGCGAAGCTAGAAAACTAAATAGAACAACAGCAACCAACTATGTAGATATTACCGGTAAGGATCATGGTGGAAATAGGCAAGACTGGATGAAGGGCAATAGCGCTGCTTTAGAAGTTAACAACGCGGCCTCACTAAGTGAATTACAAAACCCAGATCGACTAAACGCAGAAAAAGACTTCGTTGGAAGTGATATGATGATTGGAAATATGAGTGGCGACTATCAAATGCGCGGAACAGCTTTGGGCGGGGTAAGACGCCAAGATGAAGTTAGGGGAGCTACCAGGTCTATGATTCCTGATGCAAATACACCTACAAATTATAATAAGGTAAATTTAGGTGAGAGAATGGGAGCAGTTGGTATAAAAGCTGGAGACGAGAGTAGTCGCGTTAAAGACTTAACATTAGGAGATTTAAAAGATAAGTTTTCTGGAGCTTCTACAACACCATACGCAGCAGATGGAAGTACTTACGCAGATGCATATGGACATTCTACAAGAAAAGCAAAAGATGGTGAAGTAGTAGATTATCATGGTGGAACTGGAGCAGGTGTAAATACCATGGGAGCAGAAGCTTTAGGTGCATCTAGAGCTTCTCAATTAAGAGGATATTCACCTATTGAAGTCAAGAATTTAAAATCTGTATCATATACTCGTAAAGATGGTCAGATATTAAATAATGACGTTAAATCAAGTAATAGAAAAGGTGATAAAACTATATTCGCCACTGGAAATAATCCAGGTGTTAAAAAAGTTACTAGAGTGGCTAATCAATATGGGACTAGAACTGGTAGTGATAAAAATCCATATGGTCAATATGGTAGAGATAATTTTTCAAAATTAGCAGTTAATGAAACAACTCAAAGCTTAAAAGTAGGTAGAACTTTACAAAAACAAAACTTACACAAACATAAATTTGGATTACAAAGATTAAACGATCACAGAATGAAACCTGAGAAAATTAAAGGTCGTGTAGATTTAGATATGTCAGGTAGTGTAGATACTAAATTAGAAAGAAAGGCTAAAGTTTTCGCTGGAAGAGATCAACTGTTTGCAACTAGAAGAGAGGCTAGAAAAAATATAAAGAAAGGTTTTGTTAGTGATAATCCTAACTCAATTAAAGGTAGAGCTCTTGAATATACTAAAAATGGTAAAAAAATAAGCGAAGAGGCTTTTAAAAGAGAAAGAACTGACAACATCAAAAAATTCAATAAAAACCAAACAAATTATCAAACAGCTCAAGTAAATGCTGGAGCTGGAGGTGCAACTCTTACAGGTGCTAATAGTTACGCGAGTAGAATGAATGTTGATAAAACTTCAGCATTTGGAAATACGCCAAGAACTAGATTAACATCTACGGAAACAAACGTTAACTTTAGAAAACAAAAAGGAGATAAAACAAAGTTAAACAAATTTGGCAAACAACAGAAGAGAATGGATAGAAGAGATAAAATGAAATCTAGTATTAAAAGTTTTTTCAAGCCATGAGTAAACCTAAAAAGAAATTTAAAGAAACAAAAGTAGGGGCTTTTTTAACAGAGAAAGCTCCTAAGTTAGTTTCACAGTTAGGGGAATTTTTACCTGACCAAGGCGGTCTTGGGATAGTAAAAAATCTTATAACAAGTGATAAAAGTATTAAGGCAGCTGACAAAGATATGGCTTTAAAGCTTTTAGATCAAGATATAGCTGAGATGAATAATATATCTCAAAGATGGGCTAGTGATATGAAAAGCGATTCATGGCTAAGCAAGAACACTAGACCTATGACGCTAATATTTCTTACTTTAGCCATGACAATATTTATAGTACTAGATTCAACTATACTATTAGAAATAAAACAAGGTTGGGTTTCATTATTAGAAGCTTTACTATTAACAGTTTATGTAGCATACTTTGGAAGCAGAGGAGCTGAAAAAATAACAAAAATAAAAAAATAAAATGGCAACAGTAAATAAAATAGAAATAGCCGGATTAGAAGGAAATGAAGCAGCTCAACCAAGGGTTTTTGCCCATTCAGCAAACACTATAACTTTGTCCAATGACACAGGCACGGGTAACGAAAACTTGTTTGTTTATGTAATTCCTAATACCGGTACTGATCCTTCAGTAGGCGACACTCAAACAGTTCAAACTAGAGGAGCTTGTATATATATTGGTAATATAACAGGTGGTTCAACTTTAGACGTAGAACTAGAAGATGGTAGTAGAGTATTATTTAAAGGACTTACTGCTGGATCTTTTTTACCTATATTAGCTACAAAAATATATTCAACAGATGATCAAGGCATTCAGTCTACTACAGTTGATGACATTTTAGCATTATTTTAAATGAAAATGGGTATGGGGGCGATACTGCCCGACTTAGCTGCTTTACCAGGTGCTTCAAGACCAGGCGGAGGACCTACTCCACCACCACCACCATCTGATTTTTTTATACTATGGGAAGATGGTAGTGAATTAGAAATGCAAAATGGTATAGATAAAGTTTTAACACAAACACAATAAAAAATGGCAAATAAGAAAATAAGTGATTTTAGCGCAGTTAAGGACGCTGACATTAGCAACATAACAGCTTTAGCTGGTGTAGGAACTGATGCTCAAGACCAAGCAAATCAAAATGTAAAAATATCAGGTGCTGAATTAGTCAGTAGTTTAGACATACCTACAAAAACTAGTGATATTACAAACGACTCTGGTTTTATAACAAGCTCGTCTTTACCAACTGTTAACAACGGACAACTAACAATTACTGTTGATGGTGCAGCTACTACATTTACTGCTAACGAAGCTGGTAATAAATCTGTAAGTATAACTACTGGTGGCAGCAGCGCTATAGATTCAGGTACAACAGCTCAGATGCTTGCTGTTGCAAATCCTGTTGTTGGACAACAATTTTTAAATACAGATTATGCATGGGCGACAGGTGTAAATCCTAAAATATTCGCATGGTCAGGAGTTAGATGGTATGTGCCAGGTGAAACTATTATTTATAAAAAAGTAACTGATCAAGCTTGTGACAAAGGAATGCTACTTGATTTAAGTACTAGTGCAACTGGTACTACTAGAATAGCTACAACCGCCGGAGATACTGAATTAGTTGGTGTTTGTGTTTATGATGAAGCAGAAACCAATGACACTGTTGTTATAGCGGTTACAGGTGTGTGGCCTGTTTTATGTAGTCCAACTGGAGGTTCAATTGCAATAAGAGACTTTTTAGATCATGATGGATCAGGTATTTACGATGGTTACGCGAATGAAGACTCTGCTGGATCTGGTGTTATGGCTATAGCTATAGAAGCAGCTACCTCAGCTTCATTACCGAGATTAGTTTACGCACAGTTACTAATACCTTCTGAGGTATACTAAAAATAAATAAACAATTAAATTAAATTAAATGAGTAAAAATAAATTAAGTGAAAAAGAGTTAGAAAGATTAAAAGAGTCTTATTCTAATATAGATAAAACAGTTTTTGATATTGGTGTAGTAGAAAGCAGAAAGCACGGACTACTACACGAGTTAGCTATGCTAAACGAAAAGCTAGAAGAAGTTAAGAAAGAACTTCATATTAAGTACGGTGAAGTTAACATAGACGTTAACACTGGTGAGTACACTGACATTGAAAAGAAAGAAGAAGAAGTAGAAGTACTTGAAGATGCATAGTATAATTAGAAAAATAAGTATAGGATCTGATTACAAAAACGACGCAATGCATTATTCAGTGGGCCAAGAAGTTTATGGTGGTCATACTATATGTGATATACTTAGCAATGATAACAGTGGTGAATACTCTATTTACATTAAAAAAGGAAATGAAGTATTACCCTGGAAAAGATTTAATTCTAACATGGCAATAGCCGTAGAATTTGATCTTAAATATTAATGCGTAGTTTATATAATTTTATTGTTAAACCATATAAGGATAGGTATAACAATAAGACATATGTAGAGGGTAAAGAGCTTATTACTAATACTAGTATAGAAGATTTTAGATCAGTAAGTAAACAAGCTTTAGTAGTTTCTACACCCTCTGCTTTTGATACGGATATAAGACCAGGTGATAAACTTTATGTTCATCACAACTTGTTTAGAAGATGGTATGATCAAAAAGGTAAGCAAAGAAATAGTGCAACTTATTTTAAAGATGATTTGTATTTTTGCAGTTTAGACCAAATATACATGTATAATCTAAAGTGCCACTTAAACTATTGCTTTGTTAAACCTATAGTAAATCAATCCAATTTAAGCACTTCTAAAGAGAAAGAACATTTTGGTATATTAAAATATTCTAATAACTCCTTAGAAGCTGTAGGATTAAAACCTGGAGATCTTGTAGTATTTACACCAGATTCTGAATTTGAGTTTATTATAGAAGGCGAACGCCTTTATTGTATGAAATCTAATGATATAGCACTAACACATGAACACAAAGGAAACGAAAAAGAAAATAATCCAAGCTGGGCAAGCAGCAGTAGTTGAGTTAATAAAAGTAGCAAAAGAGCCTATAGTAGATACAGGAGAAGATGTTACGGCTGATAGACTTAAAAATGCCGCCGCAACTAAAAAGCTTGCTATATTTGATGCTTTTGAAATATTAACTCGTATACAAGAAGAAGAAGATAAACTTAGTGAGAAGCCAAAAGAGAAAAAGCAAGAAAGGGTTTTTAAGTTCGCGGAAGGGAGAAGTAAATGAGTTACGAGCAAACTTTATGGATAGAGATAAAAGATGTTGTAAACTCTAAAATACTATCTAAACAAAATAGATTAAAGAAGTGGGAGTATGGTTATAACGCTGATTATGATTTTATAGTAATAAGTAAAACTGGACAAATTGGACAGATCATTGAAATTCAAAACCTCCGTATTGCACTACCAAAAGCAGATAAACCTTTTAAACGAAGCGAAGTTAAAAAGGAACAGTACTGGGAGAAACAAGAATACCCGAAAGCTTTAAGTAGAATAAAAAGTAGGTTTGATTGGGATGAATATCCAAATGAATTTAAAGAAGAATGGTTTGATTATATAGATGAAGAATTTAAAAAAAGAGATGAAGGGTATTGGTTTTATAATAACGGTAGCCCTACTTATATCACAGGTACTCACTATATGTACTTGCAATGGTCAAAAATCGACGTTGGTGCTCCCGACTATAGAGAAGCAAATAGACTCTTCTTTATATTTTGGGAAGCATGTAAAGCCGATAATAGATGCTATGGAATGTGTTACCTTAAAAACAGACGGAGTGGCTTTAGCTTCATGTCGTCCGCCGAGTTGGTTAACCAAGCAACCATATCTTCAGACGCTCGATTCGGCATCCTTTCAAAAACTGGAGCAGATGCTAAAAAAATGTTCACAGATAAAGTTGTCCCGATATCCGTTAACTATCCGTTTTTCTTCAAACCAATCCAAGATGGTATGGATCGTCCTAAGACCGAACTGGCATATAGAGTACCAGCTTCAAAACTTACTAGACGTAAATTAGATACAAATGCGCAGTTAAAAGAACTACAAGGTCTTGACACAACTATAGATTGGAAAAACACAGGTGATAACTCTTACGATGGTGAAAAACTAAAAATACTAGCTCATGATGAGAGTGGTAAATGGGAGAGGCCTGATAATATATTAAACAACTGGAGAGTTACAAAAACTACATTAAGACTAGGACGTAGAATCGTAGGTAAGTGTATGATGGGCTCAACTTCAAATGCATTAGACAAAGGTGGAAACAACTTCAAAAAACTTTACTATAATTCAGACGTTACAAAAAGAAATAGAAACGGACAAACAGTTAGCGGACTCTATTCTCTTTTCATCCCTATGGAATGGAACTACGAAGGATTCATGGATACTTTTGGATTACCTGTATTCACTACGCCAAAAAATAAGATCATCGGAATTGATAATGTCTCAATTGATACAGGAGTAATTGAACATTGGGAGAATGAAGTAGAAGGATTAAAAAATGATCAAGATAGTTTAAATGAATACTATAGACAATTTCCTCGAAGTGAAGCTCATGCTTTTAGAGATGAAGCTAAAAACAGTTTGTTTAATCTTACTAAAATATATCAGCAAATAGATTATAATGAATATTCTAATTCTAACAAAAATGTTACTAAAGGTAATTTTCAATGGACAAAAGCAATTAAAGATACACAAGTAATATTTGTACCTAATAACAACGGAAGATTTCTTGTTTCTTGGATACCACCATCAAACTTACAAAATAAAATAATCTTAAAAAATGGACTTAAATACCCTGGAAACGATCATATCGGAGCATTTGGTTGTGACTCTTATGATATTAGTGGTACTGTCGATGGCCGCGGGTCTAAGGGAGCACTTCATGGATTGACTAAGTTTTCGATGGAAGATGCACCGCCTAATCACTTTTTTTTAGAATACATATCAAGACCACAAACAGCCGAAGTGTTTTTTGAAGATGTTTTAATGGCGTGTATTTTTTATGGTATGCCATTACTTTGTGAAAACAACAAGCCTAGATTATTGTACTATTTTAAAAGAAGAGGCTATAGAGGTTTTAGTATGAATAGACCAGATAAAACTTGGAATAAACTTTCGGTTACTGAAAGAGAAATTGGTGGAATACCAAACTCCAGTCAAGATATCAAACAAGCTCACGCGGCAGCTATTGAAACTTATATAGAAGATTATATAGGGTACAATGATGAAGAAATAGGTGATATGTATTTTCAGAAGACTTTAGAAGATTGGGCTACATTTGATATAAATAATAGAACAAAGCACGATGCTACTATTAGTTCTGGTTTGGCTATAATGGCTTGTAACAAAAACAGATATAGACCAAATGCTTTAGTCAATTTAAAAAAATTTAATTTAGGAATAAAAACTTATGATAACACTGGATACACTTCAAAAATTAACACATAAATAAATGCAAATATATACTAACACTAATAGCGTTTTTCCAGATCAAGCAGTTCCATTAGCTGAAAAAAATACTGAGCAATATGGTATAGCAGTGGGTAGAGCAATAGAATCAGAATGGTTTAGAAATTATAGAGGTACAGGTTATCAATTTTACAATAACTATACTTGGTTTCATACTCTAAGACTTTATGCTAGAGCAGAGCAACCTGTACAAAAATACAAAGATGAGTTAGCTATAAATGGTGACCTTAGCTATTTAAACCTTGATTGGAAACCTGTTCCAGTTATACCTAAATTTGTAGATATAGTTGTTAATGGTATGTCTCAAAGAACGTATGATGTTAAGACAATTGCTCAAGATCCAGAGTCAAGACAACAGAGAACAGATTATGCTCAAAAGCTTTTACAAGATATACAACTAAAAGAATACAATGCTGCTGTGGAGCAAATATTTGCTGGCATGGGTATTAAAAACTTTACAGAAGATAAAAACACTCCAGAAAGTACAGACGAAATACCAATGCACTTACAGCTCACTTACAAGCAGTCTATAGAAATAGCTGAGGAAGAAGCAATAGATCAAGTGTTAGCAAAAAACAAATATGATTTAGTAAGAAAAAGATTAAATGAAGATTTAGTTATATTAGGTATTGCTGCTGTAAAAACTACATGGAATAAATCTGAAGGTGTTGTTATAGATTACTGTGATCCATCTAGAATGGTTTGGTCGTATACTGAAGATCCTAACTTTGAAGATCTTTATTATGTTGGTGAAATAAAATATTTAACAATACCTCAGCTTAAAAAACAGTTTCCAAAGATAGGGCCTGAAGAATTAGAAGTTATAGAAAAGTATAAAGGTAACGAGGAGTACATGAGAGGATGGAATGGTAGATATGATGATAATACTGTTCAAGTTTTATTTTTTGAATACAAAACATTTGTAGATCAAGTTTTTAAAATAAAAGAAAACCACCACGGTATGGAAAAAGCTCTTTTAAAAGAAGACACTTTTTTACCACCTGAAAATGATACGTTTAAAAGAGTTTCAAGAACTATAGAGGTTTTATATACTGGAGCTAAGATTTTAGGTCACCCAATGATGTTAAGTTGGGAAATGGCTAGAAACATGACAAGGCCAGAAGCTAACTCTCCTAAGGTAAATATGAATTATCAAATCTGTGCGCCAAAAATGTACAGAGGTAGAATAGAGTCTATTGTTAGTAGAATAACAGGCTTTGCCGATATGATACAGTTAACGCATTTAAAAATACAGCAAGTATTAGCTAGAATGGTTCCTGATGGTGTGTATCTTGACGTTGATGGATTAGCAGAGGTCGATTTAGGAAATGGAACTAACTATAACCCAGCAGAAGCTCTTAATATGTATTTCCAAACAGGTAGTGTAGTTGGTAGATCTTTAACTCAAGAAGGTGAATTAAACAGAGGTAAAATACCTATACAAGAACTACAAAGTTCTAGTGGTGGTGCTAAAATACAAAGTTTAATACAGACTTATCAGTATTATTTACAAATGATAAGAGATACAACCGGGTTAAACGAAGCGAGAGATGGTAGTTTACCAGATAGAGATTCATTAGTAGGATTACAAAAATTAGCTGCAGCAAACAGTAACACAGCTACAAGACATATATTACAAGCAAGTTTATTTCTAACATTAAAAACTTGTGAGAATATTGCAAGAAGAATAAATGATTCTTTAATGTTTCCTTTAACTAGAATAGCTTTACAAGATTCTATTACTACTTTTAATGCTGCGACATTAGATGAGTTAATGAATAAAGAACTTCATGATTTTGGTATATTTATAGAACTAGAACCAGACGACGAAGATAAAGCTAAACTTGAAGAGAATATACAGACAGCTTTAAGTCAAGGCAGTATAGACTTGGAAGATGCTATAGATATTAGGAATGTAAATAACATAAAACTAGCTAATCAACTACTGAAGAAAAGAAGACAGCAAAAAGAGAAAAGAGAAGAAGCTATGCAACAAGCTAACATACAAGCTCAAGCTCAAGCTAATCAACAAACTGCTCAACAAGCTGCCTTATATGAAGTTCAAAAGCAACAAGCTTTAACTGAAAGTCAACTTCAAATAGAGCAAGGTAAATCTCAGTTTGAAATACAACGAATGCAAACTGAAGCTAACATTAAAAGAGAATTAATGGATTTAGAGTTTCAATATAATATGCAGCTTTCTAAAGCTAAAGTAAAAAGCGAAAGTGAGAAAATAGCAGAAATAGAAAATCGTAAAGACCAAAGAACTAAGATTCAAGCGACACAACAAAGTCAAATGATACAACAAAGAAAAGACGATGGTATGCCAACAGATTTTGAATCATCAGGCAATGATGTTTTAGATGGTTCATTTGGTTTAGAGGCTTTTAATCCTCGTTAATTATTAATTATTATATTATATTATGTCAGAAGAAGTAAAACAAGAAGGCGAATTTAAAATGAAAAAGAAGCCTAAAAAACTTTCTCAAACTAAAGACAACACAACTGTTGTTGACTTTAAAAAGCAAGAGGAAGAAGCTATAGAGAAAAAAGAAAAAGAAATAGAAAATGCCGTTCAAGAGTCAAGCGCAGAGAAAGTGGATGTGGATGCAACATCCGGAGATGGCGAAAAGGTGGGAGAAACACACACCGAAAAGCAAGAAGCTACCGAAGAGGTTGAAAAAGAAACAGTAGTAATAGAAGCTACTGAAGAACCAGAGGTAGAAGAAAAACAAGAAGAAAAACAAGAAGATATTAAAACCGAAGCACCTCAACAACAGCTTCCAGAAAACATTGAAAAACTAGTGGAATTCATGGAAGAAACTGGAGGAACTGTTGAAGATTATGTAAGGTTAAATGCGGATTACTCAAAATTAGATAGTGATTCGTTATTAATGGAATATTATAAAGCTACAAAACCACATTTAAGTTTTGATGAGATCGAATGGTTGATCGAAGAAAACTTTGATTGGGATGAAGACGAGGACGATGATAAAACCATCACTCAAAAAGAAATAGCTTTAAAAGAAGAAGTTGCAAAGGCCAAGGGCTTTTTAGAATCAACAAAAAAGAAATATTATGATGAGATCAAGTTGAGACCATCAGAAAATTCTAACGAGGTTCAAAAAGCTATGGACTTTTTCAATAGATATAACGTGGAACAAGATGTGAATAAAAAACGTTTTGGTAGATTTCAAGAAGGTACTGATAGTTACTTCAACAATTTCGAGGGCTTCGATTTTGATTTAGGTGACAAGAATATTAAGTACAAGTTGAATAATACTGAAAACACTGCTAAAGCACAGTCAGACCTTAACAATCTAGTTAAGAAGTTCTTAAACAAAGATGGAGAAGTTTCTGATTTTAATGGCTATCACAAGGCTATATACGCTGCTAGAAACCCAGATTCTTTAGCTCGTCACTTTTACGAACAAGGTAAAGCTGATGGAATTAAAGGTGTTATGGGTAAATCAGCTAATATAGACAATGCTGCAAAGCCTAACCCAGGTGAAATTACTTTTAATGGATACAAGGTTAGAGCAATAAGCGGAGATGATAGTTCCAAGTTAAAAATTAAAAAATACAAAAAATAACTTTAACTTAAAATCATAAAAATGGGATTTGTAAATAATAACACCGGTGTTAATACTGGAGCTTTTCCAGCTCAGATTAAGCCGATGCCACAGAAAATGACCCTGCCTGATAATTATATTAATTTTCATGACAGCAATTTTTCTACATGGACACAACAGTATCTACCTGAGCTTTACGAAGCAGAAGTAGAGAGATATGGAAACAGAACTTTATCTGGTTTCTTAAGAATGGTTGGCGCTGAAATGCCAATGACATCTGATCAAGTAATTTGGTCTGAACAAAATAGATTACACATTGCTTATGAAGGTGTTGAAAGAACTACTTCTAGCTCTAATGTTTTCAAAATACCTGGTAACTTTGCTTTGAAAATTAACAACACTGTTTTACTAGCTAATGGAAACACTACTGCAAAATGTATTGTTAGTGCTATAGACATTGCAAACAGTGAAGCAACTTTATTACCTTACCAAGATGCAGATATCACTGGCGCTTTTGGATCTCTTGAAGATAACTATAAACTATTTGTTTATGGATCTGAATTTCCAAAAGGTGTTGGTAACAGACAAGATTCAATTGAGCCTGTACCAAGTACTTTCTCTAATAGTCCTATCATTATGAAGGATTACTTTGAAGTATCTGGTTCTGATACAGCTCAAATTGGTTGGATCGAGATTGCTGCTGAAGACGGATCTGCTGGGTATTTCTGGTATATGAAATCTGAAGCTGAAACAAGACTTAGATTTGAGGATTACATGGAAATGATGTGTGTTGAAGGTGTAAAAGCTGATGCTGGTTCTGGTGCATTAGGTGCTGCTGGAGATACTCTTTTCGTACCTACTGGTAATCAAGCACCTGTTAAAGGTACTCAAGGTCTTTTTGATGCTATCGAAGACAGAGGTTTAGTATGGAACGATTTTGCTGGTGCGGCTGCTCCTGGAGCTGGTGCATTAGGTGATTTCGATGCTATCCTTAAGCAATTAGATAAGCAAGGAGCAATTGAAGAAAACATGTTATTCTTAAACAGAGCTACTGCTCTTGACTTTGATGATATGATCGCTGCTCAAGCTGGTGGAGGTTATGCTTCTACTCAAGCTGCTTCTTACGGTTTATTTGAGAATGAGCAAGAAATGGCACTTAACTTTGGATTTGCTGGTTTTAGAAGAGGTTCTTATGACTTTTATAAAACTGACTGGAAATATCTAAATGATGCTACTACTCGTGGTATGATTAAAGATATCGATGGTGTTATGGTACCAGCTGGTACTTCTACAGTATATGATCAAATGTTAGGTCAAAATATCAGACGACCTTTCTTACATGTAAGATATAGAGCTTCTCAAGCTGATGATAGAAGATATAAGTCATGGATCACTGGATCTGTAGGTGGCGCGTATACTTCTGACATCGATGCTATGCAAGTTCACTTCTTGACAGAAAGATGTTTAGTTACTCAAGCTGCAAATAACTTCGTATTGTTTAAGTCGACTGTATAATTTACATTATTAATCTTTAAACAATAGAAAATATGGCAAGTTTATTAAACATGGCCTGGGAATCAGGCTCGCTAGTTTTAAATGTAGAAGGTGTTTACAGAGTTGATGCTTCGTCAACAAATGCTGCTAAGTTGTTTTACAACGTAGCGTCTGGGGCAAGTGTAGCTGTTTGGGCAACTACAGTTAAATTTAGTGCTAATATAACGTCAGGAGATTTAGACTCTTTAAGAGTTGCGATTGATGACGTACAACAAATTCCTAACGGAATTGTAACTTTTGTTCCACCATCAAGCAGTGACATAACATTAGCGGATGAAGATCCTCTAAAAACAGCTACTGCTTCTCAAACGTAAAGACTATGGATAACATGATTATTATACCTTTAAACGGTTCAGTTATTGTATCGAATACTGCTGTAACAGGCGGTGACGTTTCAGGTGCGGTATTTGTAGCTGCTGGAACTACTAGCCTTGTTGCTAGTGGAGGTTCTGGGTCTGGATTAACTGCTACTATTACTATTGGTGGTACTAGTACAGCTAATATGACTGCTTCAATGACAGTTACAGCTGGAGGATTAGGATACAAAATAGGAGATGTAGTTTCTTTTGAAGATCCTCTTGGAGGAGACTTTACTGGACCTGTAACATTTACTTTAGCCGCGGCTAATTTGGTTGGTCTTGGTTTAGCTTCTAAAAACTTAGTAGCACCTCCTCATGGACAACTAATGCACGTTGACCCTGAAGCTGCTTCTGATGATGTAAGCGCTGGTTACATTAAAGTTCATCAAATTGAACCTGATCACGATAGAAAATGGTACATATATTTAGATGGTTTAACAACAGCTAATCACACAGATGTGGTTTTAGCTATTAATGTTAAACTAAGACAATGTATGCAAAGTCCAAATTCTCATTCGGTAATGGATAATTTACCCGCAGGAGTATCTTGCGCTAAATTAACGCTGAATTAAAACAATAATAAGATCCCGCTTCGGCGGGGTCTTTTTTAATTATTATATTATATTATATTATGAAAAAACAAGAAACAAAAAACATTTTTGAGTATAAAGATAGAAACTATTATTTAAAAGGAAACACATCTCCTTTGATATTTAAACTAGGTTCTAGACATACTCGTAGACATCCTTTATTATGGTTTGATGCAGAAAAAGGATATAACAGGGAGCTAAGATATGCTACTAATCAAAAGTCAATATTTGTAGACGAGCAAGAAGGACCTGTTACTTTAGAACATATTATTTTTCAAAACGGAACTTTAAATGTTAGTAAAAATAATACAACTTTACAAAAGCTTTTATCTCTTTACCACCCAATGAGAGGTGAGCTTTATGAAGAATTTGACGCTATTCAAGAAGCAGAAGATGACTTTGATATATTAGAATTAGAAATTAAAGCTACTACATCTGCTTATGATTTAGATATAGACCAAGCTGAAGCTATACTAAGAGTTGAAATAGGTTCAGATGTATCTAAGATGAGTTCTAAGGAAATAAAAAGAGATATTATATTAATGGCTAGAAAAGAGCCTGCAATGTTCTTAAACTTAATGAATGATGAAAATGTTGTTCTAAGAAACTTTGGTATTAAAGCCACAGAACAAGGTTTATTAAAGATGTCTCAAGACCAAAGAACTTTCCAATGGGGAAGTAATGGTAGAAAATTAATGACTATACCTTTTGAAGAAAATCCATATTCAGCTTTAGCTGTTTGGTTTAAAACTGATGAAGGAGTAGAAGTTTATAAAACTTTAGAGAAAAAGTTAAAATAACAAGTGATTATAAAAAGGGTGGCTTTCCGCCACCTTTTTTTTTAAACTAAAACAAATGGCAATAGACGTAAATGATGTATATCAAACAGTACTTTTTATATTAAACAAAGAGCAAAGAGGATATATGACTCCACCTGAGTTTAATCAAGTGGCTGCTCAAGTACAGCAAGGTATTTTTGAAAAATATTTTGAAGACTTAAACTTTTATTTACGATCACCTGTTGTAGCTAGTGAATATGCAGATAGAATAAAATCTACTGAAGAAAAAATAGCTTTGTTTGAAATAGCAGAGCAAATAAACACAGATAGTACTATTACAGGTCAAGCTTACTCGCCATTTATATTAGGAGAAAATCCTGATCCTTTGTTACCTAGCGAAGGTACAACATACCCCGTACATAGATTAGGAACATTAACTTATGAAACTAACAACTTATTAGAGTTAGAAATACAAAAATGTACAGTTCACGAACTAACCAAGATAAGAAGATCAAAACTTACAGCGCCAACAGCTGCAGCCCCTTTATATACTTTAGAAAATTCTGTGGCAACTCCACAATCATCTAATCAAGCTAGAGTATTTCCAAACAGCATAAATAAAATTACGGTAAATTACGTTAGAAAACCTAAAAATCCTATATGGGCATTTGATATAGGTACACAAGGACAATACACTTATGTAAAACCAGGTCAACAATCTGAATATCCTAACTCACCAGATGGCTCAGTTCACTTTGAAATATCTGATCAAGAAAAAACAGAGGTGGTTTTAGCTATACTCATGTATGCTGGAGTAATAATAAGAGACCCACAAATTGTAGGTGCTGCTGAAAAAGCCTTGCAACAAGAAGAAGTAACAGAAAAATCTTAATAAAAAATGGCACTACAATATCCAGACGGTGGTTTAATAGATGAAACGAACGCAAATTATTATGCAGGTCAACAAGTATTCGTTGGAGATGGCAATGAAACTAAGTTTCAATGTACATTTAACACTCAGCTAGTAATAGGAGTACCAACGCAAACAGTTTTAAGTAATTTTGAAGTTTATGTAAATGGAGGTGTTGTTTCTAGTTATACGTTAAATTCTAAACCTACTAATCAAATTGAGTTTAATGCAGCACCAGCAAACGGCGATCAGATATTAGTAAAACTTACTAAGCAAGCTGTAGAAGATAATTATGGTAGCTATGAATATATATCACTAAAAGAAATTGTTTCCAACTTTATGGTTGGTTACGTTGGAGAAGGTAAATTAATACCTAAAGTATCTAGAACAGATGTTATATTTCACGCTAAAAGAGGTTTGCAAGAGTTTAGTTATGATACATTAAGAAGTGTTAACCAACAAGAACTCACTATCCCACCTAGTTTAGCTTTACCAATACCCCAAGACTATGTTAATTATGTAAAAGTAAGCTGGCTTGATAGCGCTGGAGTAAAAAGAATTATATATCCAGCTGAACCTAATTTAACATCAGATCCTACTCAGTTACCAATACAAGACTCTGAAGGAATACCAACTCAAGATAACGAACCTGGAATAGAGAGCAATATTCAAGCAGCTCAGTCTAAAGCAGAAGAAAGATGGAAAAATTTTAACCAACAAAACTTAACAGGTGAATATGATTTAGATGATTTAGGTGTTTATGATTGGGAATATTGGAAATTGTTTTATGGACAAAGATATGGTTTAGCTCCAGAAACAACTCAAGAAAACGGTTGGTATACTATAAATAGAAGAACAGGTACATTTGGATTTTCAAGTAATTTAGTAGGAAAATGTATAATATTAGAATACATATCAGATGGTTTAGCATATAATATGGATTCTAAAATACCTAAGATGATAGAAGAAGCTATGTATATGCATATATCTTATGGGGTTTTATCATCTAGAATTAACGTACCTGAATATATAGTACAAAGATATAGAAGAAGAAGATCTGCTGAACTTAGAAATGCTAAAATAAGATTATCGAATATCAAACTAGAAGAATTTACTCAAATTATGAGAGGTAAATCTAAATGGATTAAACATTAAATATGGCAGAAGTTAGAAACAACTTTATGAGCTCTAAAATGAATAAAGATTTAGAGCAAAGATTAGTTCCAAACAACGAATACAGAGACGCTAGAAACGTTATGATTAGTAAATCTGACGGTGATGATGTTGGTTCTCTAGAAAATGTACTTGGTAATTTCAAAATTACAGACTTTGGTTACACTACTGAATGTACTGTAGAAGTTGTAGGTTATTTTATGGACGTGGCTAATAATAGAGTTTTTGTTTTCTTAACTAACTACACAGATGCGTCTCCAGATACTCTTTCTAATTTTGCTTCTTCTAATTCTATACACTCAATACAATTAATACAGCTAGATACTCTTAATGTAGTTAAACTTGTTGAAGGTTATTTTCTTAACTTCTCTAAAAGTAATCCTATAAATTTTGTTAACTTAGTAGAAGATTATTTATATTTTACAGATAACAGAAACCAACCTAGAAAAATAAATATAAGACTAGCTAATCCTTCAGATGTACCATCTCCCAACTATTACACATGTGAAGATCAAATAAGTGTTGCTAAATATTACCCGTATGAATCACCGTTATTAATAGATAACGCTATAGTTAAAGTCATACCTTCTAACCCAGGTAGTCCTAATGACTATGCTGTTAATGAAGTTTATTATTTAAGAGCTTATAATAACAAAGGGAGAGGAGCTAAAATAAGAGTATTAAGTATTAATCCTCTAAATCAAGAAATTAATCAGTTTGAAGTTATATCTATAGGAGTAGGTTATGAAAATCAAAGTTTTTGTTACTTAACTAACAGTAGAGATTCCACAGTTCAACAAGGTGGAGCAACTTTTGAACTTATTGTAAGTGCTCAATCTACTCTTCAAGATAGAGTTACCCCTAAACTTCCTGACGGTGTAGCTGACAACCCATTCTATGATGCTAACTACGAAGGAGATAAAGACTTTTTACAAGATAAATTTGTTAGGTTTGCATGGAGGTTTAAAAATGCTGACAATGAGTATTCTTTAATATCACCCTTTACTCAAGCTGCTTTTGTTCCTCAACAAGATGGCTACTTTGTTACAAACGCACAAGAGAAAAGAACTTTTACCACCACTGAACTTGAGTTTATGGTTAATAAAGTTAATTATGTTAGAGTGGTAATAAAATCTCCATATAAAACATGGGGAGAAGCTATTAATAGATTTAAAATAGAAGAAATAGATATAATATTTAAACAATCTAACTTAAGTTCTTTAAATGTAGTTGAATCATTAAAAATAGATAGTGAGTTAATATTAGACTACGCTGATCAAGAAGTTTTATTATATGAGTATTTATCTCAAAAACCTTATAAAACATTACCAACAAAAGATTTAACAAGAGTTTACGACAAGGCTCCAGTAAGAGCTGCCACACAAGAGTTTGTTGAAGATGCAATTGCTTATGGAAATTATCTTGATAAGCATACACCGCCTTCTAATATACCTTATTTTGTAAGTGCTTCTTCTAAGTTAAAGTATGACCAATCTATAGCTAATCCTAATGGTCGTCCAACAAACGTTGTATCAGGAAACGATTTAACTAGAGTTGAATATCAAAATCACACTTTAAAACAAAACAGAAATTATCAAGTAGGGATAGTATTATCAGATAGATATGGTAGGCAATCAACGGTTTTACTTTCAGCTGATAACAAAGCTAACACTATATATCATCCATATAAAAATGGGCAAAACTATAATGTTGATGGCTTAGTAGAAAACGCAAGTAACTTTAGTCAGTTTTCAAGCGGTGTCACTGGTGATTATTTACTAACAGCCTTTGATAGTCAATCTTCACCTGAAGTTCCCTATGATACTTGGCCTGGTGATAGTTTAAAAATAACTTTTTTAGATCAAATTAAATCTACATTTAACTCAGCTTCAGGAACGCCTGGTTTATACGTGGTTGATGGTTCTGTATCATCTATTAATATAATATCTCCTGGAAGCGTTATGCAACCGTCTAGTTATACGTTAAACTCAAGCACTGGTGAAGGGTTAATAGTAAGCACAACTGTTACCAACGGTTTAGTTACAGGAGTTGTTATTGAGAACGCTGGAGAATCTTACCAAGTAGGAGATGAGTTTATAATACCTGGTGGTGGTGAAGATGCTTTAGTTTTACAAGTAGGTAGTTTATTAATACCTAATCCAACTGGTTGGTATAGCTATAAGGTAGTTGTAAAACAGCAAGAAAATGAATACTATAATGTCTATACACCAGGTATATTAAGTGGATATATTGATGGTGAAGGACCAAATGCAGGTATATTACTATCAGGAGTTTCGCAAACCTCAGGTGATTACATAAGCAATCTAAGTGGAGCTACACTAGATGATCCTACTTTTCACGTGCAGCTTTTTGGTGATAATATAAATAAAGTTCCTAGAGATCTTTCTCAAGTAGGTCCAACTCAATCTAAATTTAGAACAGGTAGACCAACAGTATCCGCCGATCCCGATTATTATAGCTTTATTGATCCTACAGATGCAGGAAAAACTTTTTCAGCAGATCCTTATGATGTAGATGATCAAATTAGATTAAAGTCTAGAGATAGAGCTAGAGATTTAGATGCTGGTAGTGTTTTAACAAACTCATCTGTAAAACTTATACCTAGAGTTATTAATTATACTGGCCCAATGGGAGGAACTGGAGGCTTTCAAACTTCCACTGAGCAAGTTGGTGCAAGAATAAATGGCACTGTAATAACTCCTGAAGATACAACGTTTGCTAATTTATATGGTCAATTTAATAAGCAATGGTATCCAGGTGAAAGAGTTTTAGAAATAACAACTATAGGTACTAGCACGGAACTAGGTTTATGGGATGTTTCAGCAAACCCACCTTTTAATGAGGCTTATTCATTTTATAATTTTCAAGATAATCCTTTAATGGCTAAAGGTGAAATTCAGTTAAATAGCGAACTAGATATTCAAAACCAACAAAAGGAGTTGTCTTACTTAGGTGTTAGAGGCCCTAGCCCTTTTGCTGGTAAGGTAACTTACGAGGCTTTTAAAGGTGAGTTTAACACCAATAACCTCAATTATATAGGTAATACTCCAGGTAATTCTTATGGCGCTAATTATATTAGAGGAACAAAAAATGTAGGTATTATATATTACTCGTATGAAGATACGAGATTAAAAGACGCGGTTATGCCCAGACCCTATGACGCGCCTTACAATTATCTAAGTGAATATCCTTCGCCTACTACTGTTGTTTCTCCATCTGAACCAAATGGAGTTTCAGGCCCTAGGCCTACATCTCAGTATGGGTTATTAGGAAGTAAAGGTGTTGGTTTATTAATTAACATAGACAACATTTATAGAGCAGCAGTAAACCCAACATCAGAAGAAGCAGATACTGGGACCCTACGATTTAGTGACGACCAAGGTGGAACCAACCTAACTAAAAAAGCAGCTATTAACGTTTCTAACTCTAACGGTGAAAATGGTGTTAAAGGATATAATATATATGGATTTCCTTGGCATTTACAAAAAATATTAACACAGCAAGAAAATGCTACCGCTGGTTTATCAACAGCAACCTATGGTCACGTTGGTACAAACTATCAATATAACTTCGCTGCAAAAGTTAAAAGTGGTAATGCTGAAGGAGCAACATACATGACTGTAAAGCTTAATCCAAACCCTGGAAACATGAATCCTCAGTTAGCTATATTAGAAACAGAACCTGTTGTTTCTAAGCTAGATATATATTGGGAAACAAGTACCTCAGGACTCATAAGTGAATTAAATACAGCTATACTAGAAGAAGATGAATTTGCACCACAAGAACTTCGAACAGACCCAGGTGGCACTATACCAGAGGACACAACTCCTCTTTCACCTATTGAAGGTGTAGGCATGTGGGAAGGTGATTTAGTTGTAGGTGGCCCTAACCCATGTCAAAATGGGGGAGCTTCGTGGGGTGGACCTATACAAGGTAATACCGCAGATGCTACAGCTGATTTAGTTACTGGTACTGGTATGAGATACGCTCAAGACGGTCCATCTACAAATCAAGGATATAATACCACTCCTGGCTGTGTACCAACATGGAACAGTAGTGGTAATAGTTTTGATAACAGTACTTATAACGCAATACCTCAGCCGTTGAGATATCCTGAGCCAATTGTTAAAAATTTAAGATCTATTACATCAGGTGGAGTTAATATAGACTTTATCGATAGTAGCATAGCAACTGCAGGTGATCCAACTATAAAACTATTAAGTTATACAGACTTTAATGGAACTACAACACTTATTCCAGATGATTGTAGCAGCGCCCCTATGTTTGCTTTAGCAAATGTAGATGGAACTACTAATGTTTATCTTAATCATTCTACTTGGCATAAAAGTGATGATTTAGAGAATACTTTTTCTTTCACATTTGAAACAATAACACGGTCAAGCAGTTATGCAATAGACGGCTCGATGGACACTAATACTTGGATATTAAATAACAACGGAGCTGGTTATACTATATCTAATAAATTCCCAGATATACAGGTTGAAACAGGAAGAACTAGTAGTATGGGTAACTCTCAAATTCCTAGCACATTATATCCGGTTTGGAATGCTCAAAATTATTGTCAAGAAGGTGGTAGTAGTAGCACTAGTTTTGGAGGTTTTACTCAATACAAATTAGGTGGACCAGGTAATAATCCTAACGTGTTTATAAGTCAATATTTTCAAGGAGAACGATGTGTCTTTTTGGGTGATTTTTATATAAGTAAATGGATTACTGCTTCTAACTGGAAGCCAACAGGAAATCAAAATTTACCTAATTTCAACAATGGACTTATTTGCACGATGAAGTTTTTTAATGGATCTAAAAAATACGATTTTGCAGTTTGTAATTTTGCTGGAGCTTTTGCTCAAGCAGACTGGGCGCATATAAGCGATGGAGCACCTGTCGCTGTTCAAGGTCTTTGTAACTCTTCATCGTCAACAACGACGTCACCATCTTCATCTATTACAAGCATACCAACAGTTGTAAATGGTAACGAAGTTGGTATGACAAATAGCGCTCTACTTCCTAAATTATACAAAAGAACAGGTGCTCAAGGTGCTTATACATACACTGCGTGCGATGTATCAGAATATGATGTACTGTCTAATGTACAAACAAACCAAGCGTATGCTAGTGGTAACGCTTTAAGTGTAAAAATACCAGAAACATCAAACATACTTGATACTACAGGAAGATTTCCAACGGCAAATCACGGTCCTGGAAGATATGAGTTGTGGGCTGGAAACCCTGGTTTTACAAATGGATCTACTCCTACAATGAAAGTGTACGATAGTGATGGAACATCTTTTACTCCTTTAGTGGGTAAAGATCAAGCTAGTGTAGAATATAAATATTTATGGTTTAATATTAACTTATAATGGCTAAAACAATAGAAATAAAATACTTTAATTCTTTTTGGATAAAAAAAGTTGTTCCAGTAGAAGCTGCTTCAAACGAAGAATATAACGCTGATTACCCTAGTGGCTCTAATAATCCAGGGTTACCCATTGGCAACCAAGCAGCAAATGCGGCTAACAACAATGATTATTGGAATGCTAACATATCAGGTTATTGGGTTGGTCTTCCGTGGAGACCAGCCGCTATATCTCCAGCTGGTGAAGAAGGAGCATTTAGTAATCCTCTTCAATCAGCAATGTCTCAATACCCTCCTTTTGCTTGGTATAACGCTCCTAGGTATGGTATTAATGGAGTAGGTTATTCTAAACCAGGTACTATACACTTTTACAGCGGTGTCCAGTATAATAATGACAATATTAACTTTGCGAGCAACTGGTATATAGAAGAAGCAACACATAAAGGTGGTTTTAATAACAATAGATGTTCACTTGGTGTTAGAGCTTACACAGTTTTAGATAATCCTGAAGGCATATATAGATCTCAAAGTTTGATTCATTCTGGTGTTTTAAATACAAGAACAGGTTATAATGAAACAAATGTTTTTTCTGTAGCTGAAGATATAGAAAAAGATATGGATGCTATAAATGGTAGTATACAATTTTTATATACTGAAAATACTAATTTACATGTTTTTCAAGAGCGTAAAATAAACAAAGTATTAATAAATAAAAACGTACTTTATTCAGGTACTCAAGGTTCTAGAGAAACAGGTAGAATAACTTTCTTTGGTCAAGAACATGCATACGCAGGAGAATATGGTATAAGTAAAAATCCTGAAAGCTTTGCTGTACATGGCTATAGAAAGTATTTTACAGATAGGGATAGAGGTGTTGTGTGTAGATTATCAATGGATGGTATTACTGAAATATCTGATTATGGTATGACTGATTATTTTAGAGATCAATTAGCTAGTTTATCTAATCTAAATAAACTTTCAACAAACACTATAACTGGTTTAGTGTATTCTCCTCCTACTAATACAGAGTCATCCGTATTAAGTATACCTAAAGATAAAATATGTGCTAGTAATAATTCTTGTCTTGTGAGTTTAGGTAGTAGAGTTACGTTAAGTCCTGAAGTTGGCGCTCCAGTGCCACCTGTAGAAATAATAGTTAGATATATAAATAATATAATAGAAGATCCTACTAATCCATCTAATTTTTTAATAACTTTAGACGCGCCATTTTTTACAAATACTTTAGCTTTAAATTATCAAATGGCAATTAGTGTTGTAAGAAGAGATAGAATTGCTGGCGGTTGGGATATATATAATAAAAACTACACATTATCTATACAAAAAGTTCCTGACACTATATACTCAAGTCAGTCTTGTGAGATTACAGAATACGATTATGAGACTTTAAATTTTGATGAAAACATTAAAGGTTGGGTTAGTTTTTATTCTTATAGACCTTTATTTATATCTAGTTTAAAAAACTACTTTTATAGTTTTAAAAATAGTTCTCTTTACCAACACTATGTTGGATCACCTCAGGTTTCTAATAACTATGGTAAATTTTACGGAGCTTCTACGCCTGCTGAATCTAGTGTTACTTTTATATTTAATCCAATACCTAATATTACTAAAAACTTTAAAACAATAGCTTATGAAGGTAGTAATGGTTGGACTATGGAACATGCTTATTCTGATTATCAAGAATTTGATAGAACTAATCCACAGTTGCTTTCACCTTCAAGTTCCTTTACTTATGGTATAAACTATAGAGACTCAGCTGCAAAAGTGAAAAGTTTAGATGAGGGAATATATATTGACAGCTTTGGGTACCCTGCTAACGCTGGTTTTACATTAAAAGAAAATAGATATGTAGCAGATTTAATTAGTGATAATGTAAATCCTAGACCTTCTGAAGTGATATATCCTTTAGCTGTTTATCCCAACATGAGTCAAGCTGGTTTAGATCAAACTCAAGGCATGTTAACGGGTATAAAAGGATACGTAACAATAGTAAAATTACAACTAGATAATACTACTCAACCAGGAGGTAGAAAAGAATTATTTTCTGTTTCATCTGAATATGTATTATCTTCAAGATAATACAATGGAATCAAATTTAATAGAAAGTAGAAAACAACAAATAAAACAATTAGCTGACTTAATGATAGCTAATGAAGATGGTAGTGCTATAGTAGGTAATGGTAAAGATATTGTCAGAGAAGCGCCCGGAGTAACCATCTCGCATGAGTTTGCAGATAGCATATATCTAAGACGAATGGATTTAAAAAAAGATAATTTAGTTGTAGGAGCTATACATAAACATTTACACATATGGTTTCTGTTAGAAGGTCATGTAACTATAGCTAAAAAAGAAGGGGTTGAAGATTACATAGCTCCTTGTTACGTTGTTTCTAGCCCAGGAGATCAACGAGTTATATTTGCAAATGAAGATTCTATCTTTGTTAATATACATAAAAATCCCACTAACACTAAAGATATAGACGAAATAGAAAAAAATATAGTTGCTATGAATCAAAAAGAATTTCAAGAATACATTAAAAATAAAAAGATATGAGTACTATCCTAGTTGTAGGAGCGATAGTAGCTGGAGCTGGAGCTTTAACAAGTGCTGGCTTGGGAATTGCAAACGCTCAAAAAAATAAAAATAACTCTATGATTGAAGCTGCAAAGCAAGCAAGAATGGAGAAGAGATTAAAAGCTTTTGAAGCTGCTAGACAACCTGTCATTAATAACGCAGATAAAATTAGAGCAATGAAAGATCAAGTGTTTAATCCATATGCTCAGATGGGAGTCGCGACTAAAGCATCTGATATAAAAATAGAAGAAACAGATAAAGCATTAGCTAATACTTTAGATTCTATAAGAGCTAGTGGTGGTGGTGGAGCTACAGCTTTAGCTATGGCTGCAGCGTCTAGTAAAGCAAGTGTAGCTGCATCTATAGAAGTACAAGAGCAACAAAACCAAAAACTAAGAGTAGAGGGTGAAGCAAAAGTAATGGGTCAAAAAATGGCTTTAGAACAAGCTGCATTAGCGGAAGAAACAGCTGCATATGATAGACAAGAAACAAGAGATATTAGAACAAGTAATAGAATGGCTGGATTAGCTGATAGAGCTGGAGCCCAGTCTGTCGCTTATGATCAAGCTGCACAAGCTGCAGGTATGGAAGCAGCAGGAGCTGTAACACAAGCAGGGACAACCGCGCTGTCAATGGGGTTAGATGCTGGTGTAGGTAGTAAGGCTCTTGGAATTGCTCCTTCGGAGTAACAAAATTAAAATAAAAAAACATGGCAAACGGAAACGCTTACGAAAATCCCGGTCAACTTTATGGACCAGAAAATGTAGCTCTTATGGCGCAGACTATGGCTAGGTATCGACAACAAATGGCGCAAAGTCAAGAGATGTTGACCGCTGCTTTACAGAGAAGAAGAAAGCAAGTTAAGGAAAATAGAAATTATATGGATAAAGTTGCTAGTCCATTTAGCGAAGCATATGCTGAAGCTAAAACAGCTTTAACTAATTTTACAGATAAAGTTGACGATTCTAAAGAAGGGTTGGGTATGCAAAACCAAATTCAAAATGCTTTAAAAGTTGTTGGTGATAAACTTAACGAAACTCTAAATGAAATTGGTCCAAATGGTTCTGCGTTAGATTTACAAACAGCCACAGCTGATGCGGTGTCTCAGGTTCAAGCACTTAAGCAGCAATTAGAAGCTTTAACTTTAGCACATCAAGAATGGTCAGCGTCTAAAAGTTTAGCTCCTGGTGATCCTAAGGCTATATTGGCAAGTTCTGATCCTCAGTTACAATTGCTTTTTCAACGTATGGATAACGGTAGAGATGATATTATTCTTCAGCAAGACCCAGCCAACCCTATGAATTGGTTATTTGTACCTTTGACAACAGACGAAGATATAAAAAAAGAAAGTGAAAGAAACGCTCCAATACTAGAAGAATTAGAAAAGAAAAAAGCAGATGCGCTACAAGCTGATCCAAATGCCGATGTAACAGCTATAGATGAAAGAATAAAAAGACTTACAGATAAAAACACTAGAACAGCTGGTGATTACAGCGAGTATTATGATGATGAAGGACAAAGAACTGATAAAGAGTATAAGTATGATCAAACTATAGGTATAGTTGAATTAGGTAAAGTATATAAACAAGGTATAGAAAATGGAGGAGAATACTTTAAGCACGTCGATGAGGTTGAAAAAAATCAATTTATAGAACAACATGAAAAAATACTAACAGACAATCCAAATGCTTTTGCTAGTAAGAGTCAAGAAAGAAAAGACGGTAAAACAATATTAAAAGATAGTTCGTTAGCACCTAGTGGTAGTGACGCAAGTAAAGTTAGATTTTATGATAAAGGCCAAATAGCTGACTATTACCTAAATAAAGGAGGTAAACTTTTATTAGATACGTATTTAAACGAAGACAATTTAGAAGGTCAATTAGAAGGCTTAATAGGTGGTTATGCTGATGATTATTATATGGAAAACTCACTGCAAACAGGAGAGTTTAAAGACTTTAATAACATGACTGCGACTGAAATGAAAAATGAAATTAAATACTTTATGCTACAAAATTTATTTGATACAATGCCTGATCTGTACAATACAGATGAAGAGGGTCAATTAGGTGACCAATTAAATACTGGTGGTATAGAAGCGTTTAACACAGCTAATCAAACAACATTTGAACAAGAATAAGTATGCCAAATTATAGAGATCAAATATGGGATTCATTAACAGCTGGAGATAGTGGTTACGCACAACGAGCTGGTAGCAAAGAAGCATGGATGAAAGATTTATATTCTAGTTCTAGCTTTACTGTTAATTTATATAAATGGTTAAAAGAAAATAATAATGACTTAGTTAGTGATGTAAGTACTCCTCAAGATTTTTATACTAAAATGACAGACGGTTTAGGTAAAGGCGAACCTCAAAAACAAATTAGTAGAGAGCAGCAAGAGTTTAATCAGTTTTACTCAACTTATAAGCCTTTGTTAGAAGGTAAAAAAGATGAAGAAATAATAAGCGCTTATAAAAGTGGTAAGATTGGCAACATGAAAACGGGTATCTTTAACTTGGATAGCATTGATAGATCCATTAAATACTCTACTCAACAAATGAAAAATTTGATAACTGGAGATGGTAATGCTTATTCTGGAGTTTTAAAGCCAAAAAACGATTTTTTATCCGGTGTATTAAAGCCAAAAGACGATAAAATAGATGACGACATAGCGTTAAAGAAACCAATGTATCATAACGCATCATTAAAGTTTTTACCTGAGCTAAGTGATGAAGGAGGGGATGTTAATGATATGTTACATTCTCATTTTGGTAAAGTACCTAATTCACCGTGGAAAGTAATGACACATGACTTTGCATTGGATATGGATAAAATAGGTGAGGTTAGAACTTACTTAACAATGCTTAAAAATGCTGGAGCAAGTAAAGAAACCTTAGATAAAGTAGCTTACTTAAACCTAAAAGGAAATCAACAAGTATATGCTAACAAGTCTAAAATAGACGCTGTGTCACCCAATAACAAAGGTTTTGAAAGTAGTGTTATATCAACTAAAGACGCTCAAGGAGAAAGTGTAGGGTTTGGAGGTTTTCTTACTAATTATCTAAACTCTAATGATGGAACACCAATGTCTCCTGAAATAGTAAACACCTGGTGGAATGAAAAAACAATTGAGCCTATAAAACAGGAGGATCCTAAATTCTTTAATGGTTTACAAATGTTTTCAGATGAAGAAACTAGAGATGAATATTCAGAATTATTAGGAAATTATTACGAAGCTAATAGCAACTGGCAAAAGGTTCAACGTGGTGAACTTACAGGAATGGGAATTTTCAACGTTACGCTAAACGATCAAGGAAGAGGTCAATCTTTGTATAATGAAACATTATATGATTATGCTAATGCTACTAATAAATTAATGACATTTTGGTTTAATAAATCTCCCGAAGGTGCTAAATTAAAAAATGAAATAACTAAAGCTAGTATAATAGCAAACAAGACGCAGTCTGAAGAGTTGATAGCTAATAACGTTGATTCAGATTTAAACGTGGTAGATGCTTCAATTAATTTAGATGGTAAGACTACTGATTCTTCTAAAGCAAATATTAAAAAGAAAGTACAAACAATAAAAACTATAACAGATTTAGATACTTATAATTCTTCTGCTAACCAAATATCTGTATTGGGTAGGTTTACCGCTCAAGACGCCGACGATATAGTTACGTTAAATCAGGAATCGCTAGTTCTTAGAGATCAATATCAAAACGCAATAAACATAAAAGCTGAAGAAATATATAATGGTTTTTCTGAAGAGTATAAAAAAGAAAAAGGAAACGAAGCCTTGATGGAGGCGACTGTTAAAGCGACAGAACAACTTGGTAAAGATCCAAACTTCGTTAAATTAATGGAGATGGGAGATAAGTATAAGTCTATAATACAGCGAGGATTTAAAGACTTGAAGTTAGGTGAAATAAAAATGATTATTGATCCTATGACAGGTGAAACTATATTGAATCCTAAGAAAGAAGATCTATCTGACGCTGGTAAAAAAGCATTAACAGAATATGAAGAAATATTTAATAGTTATAATACTGGCATTTTCACAAACGAAACAGTAGGTAACTTATTAAGAAATGTTCAACTCGCTTTAATGACTAATATAAAAGACATCAGAGGTGTTTATGATGAGGCAGGTTATTTAAGACAAACAGAAGGTTTCAGTATGGGAGCTCTTACTCAAGAGTTTTCTGAAAGTTTTAATGTAACTACTAAATTAGATTCTAAAACAACAGCTGATGACTTCAGATACTTTGATAAAGCTATAGCTAACTTTGATAAAACAGGATTGTTAAACTTTGAAGAGTTAACTCCTTTAGTAGGCTCTTCTAGACATATAGCAGTACAAGAGTATAATTCTAACTTAAATAAATTAAGGGCTCTTTCAGAAGTATATCTATTAAATTATGATCCACTTCAAACAATGAAAAATGAAAATGCTAAATTAAAAGAAGATGAAAGCTATTTAATAGATGGTGGTAGCAGATTATTGAGAGGTATGATTGATGGTGGTCCAGAAGCCATAGGCTTAAAGTCACTTAGTAATGTGGCGCTTACAGACGAAGATATACAACAAGAGTTTGTATATTCTATGGCTGAAGATTTTGGAATAGATGAAAATGAAAAAGGAGAGAAGCTGCAGGATGTGCTTAATAAAAAAATAGAGGATAAATCTATGTTTTACAAAGTGGGTAAAGTAGTTCCTCAGTTTGGTGTAATGCTTTTAGAGACTGCGGCTATAGAATTTGCCACGATGGGCATGGGCTCTGAGATTGCTTTAGCTAATATAGGTTATAAAGCTACTAGAATGTTTAGGTATTTATTTAGAGCAACTAAATTAGCATCGAAAGCGCCTAGATTTAGTAGAAGAGCCGCTACCGTTATGGGAGGTTGGACTAAAGCTATGGTACACGAAGCAATGATACTTGAAGGATCAAATCAAATAGGTGGCGCTTTATGGGGTAGAGAAAGAATGCCTGTTGGATCTTTTGCTTTTGGCGCCGTTGGTGCTAAGATGGGTTTTAAAATGCTTAGTAGAAATTATGCTGGTTTTAAAGCTGCTATGTTAGCAAGACAAGGTATGCTTGGTAGAGGTGCTATTGGAAAAGTATGGACAGAAACTACTGAAATAATGGCTAAAAATCCTTTATTAGTAGGTGGTATTAGTTATATGCCTAAAAAAATGTTGCAAGCTGGTATAGGTACAGCCACTATAAAATCAGGTGAAATGATTGGTAGCATTGCTGATCTATGGAAAGGTGAAATGAGTTATCAACAATTTTGGGATCACGCTTTAGATGAAGATTCTTTTATAGAAACGTTTGGTGCTATGATGGTAATGGGAGCAAGAACTAGCTTTAAAGATGGTAGATTAGCGTTTAAACACGTATCAAACAATGTTACGTCGATGACTGGTAACGCTGGTACTAAAAAGTGGAATGTTATGGGTAAACAGATGGGTTTACCTAAGATTAAGAAATGGAGTAGAGATAGTCATGGAGAAGGTAAAACCCACTGGAGTGAAGCACAATTAGCAGAGGCACAAACTAAAAAGATTCAAGAAATAAACAATAATAAAAATCTCAACGACGCTCAAAAGAAAGCTGAAATTGAGAATACTAATAAAATATTTAAGTTCTTAAGTTTAAAGTCGGCTCTTGATGGTTATAGAATGGAAGGTGAAGCAGCAGCTAAAGCCCACGTGTTTGGTGAAGGAACTATGAATAGCAATATGGATAAAATTATTAATAGAATATCCAGAGGTGAAAATACAAATTTAAGAGATCAGATATTGTTAGGTCAACAATTAAGATACGAAGCTGTAGACTTCCAAGGAAAAACAGATTTATATACTCAAAACAGATTAATTAAAGAGTTACAAGGAGCTGGTATGAGTGAAAAAGCTGCTCAGAATTACGTGGAAGGGTGTAAAGAATTAGCGTCTGTACAAGATGGTTATCAGTTTAAAGAAGGATCTAATACACAAAAAAACTTTTTTAAAGCTCAAAAAGAAAGTATGGAACTTAATTCTAAAGAAAAGTCTTTAAGAGAAGCTTATAAAGCTAATAATATATCTAAAAGTACTTTAGATTTAGAATTAGAAATGATAAAAGAAAGACAATCAGAATTATTAGAAGTAGAAAGAAAACTTATAAAAGAAAACGCTGCAAGTAATAAAGCTGATATTGAAACAATAAAAAGAGAATTTAACAAAGCAGAGGTTAAAGAGTATGAAACTACCGCTGAGCTTAATGAAGCACTGAAAAAATTTAAAGACAGAGGTATAGAGGCTGGAGATATTAATGAAACAAATTATGGATACAATTTCAATGTTGGTGGTAAAGAGTTTGTTTTTGTTGACAAATCAAAAGCTAACACTGCTAGGATAGAATTTGAAAAAGAGTTTGAAAGAAGTAAACCTATGTTTGGTGAAGCTGGATCTGGTAACAGTTTTAAAATAATAGACGGAGCTAAGAAAAACACTATGTTCCACGAAGTAATACATCCTGTTATAGAAGGATATATTAAAGGACCTAAAGGTGAAATTTTAGTTGATCAATTTGTAGATGTTTTAAAACAAACAGGTGAATATGAGTTAGTTTTAGATCAATTAAAAAGTCATCCTGATTATAAACAAGGTTATAGAGGATCTGAGTGGATGACTATATATGCTGAAATGGTTAGAGACGGTAGATTAGACCCTTACATAAAAGGTGCTAAAAAAACTAGAGCTTTCAAAAACTTTAAAAGTAAACTAAACGAATTAATATCTGATAGCAATAAAAACTTTGGTGAAGAATTTTTTGCTGATGGTGTAGATGCTAGAGACTTTCTATTGCATTACGCTAAAGCTGAAGGTAAAGACTTTGCTAAAGCAAGTAAAGTAGCTAATGAAGCTGTACAAGAGTTTAACAATCCTAGTGAATTGTTTAAAAGTGCTAATAAAAAAGTAGCAGACGTTGGACCTGAAATAAATAAACTGTACCTTAAGTATAAAGATACTTGGAGTGAAGGTGGTTCTAGAAAAGCATTGCAAGAGATAACTAAAAAAGGTTTACTTGATAAATTAATAGGCGCGCAACTTCCAGTTAATAGGTACGAAAAAGGTTGGACGCCAGAGCTAGACAAACAGTTTGTGCAAAGTGTTTACGGCGAGTTAACTAATCACATAAAAGGTTTTGACAAAGCAAAACAAACAACTAGTGGTAGTAAAGGTTTTTTCCCATGGATTAATTCTTACATATATCAAAAAGGATTAAACATAAAGAAAGCCATGGGAGTATTTGATACAGAGCTTTCATTAGATAAATTAAAAGAAGATGGCGGCTTTGATCCAACAGATGGTTCTTATAAAACTTTCGGTGAAGGTCCAGTAAAGCCGGCTTATAAACCTCTAACGTCTAAACAAGTTTTACTTAAAACTAAATTAAAACCTGAAAGCACTACTAAATTAGATAAAACTTTTGCTGAGTTAGACTTCAAAAAACTTATTAAAGCTTTTAATACTCCAGCTGGTAAAAATCAAACTATATCTCCATTTATAAGAGAGTTTAAAAAAGATTTTGGAGCAAAAGGGCAAAAAGCTGTAGCTGAAACTATGGGTAAAAAGAAAGCTGATTATCTAAGATATCTTGATAATGCTTTTGAAGGAATAATTGAAACGTTACCTGTGGGGTATCTGTCTAGAAACTTTCCTTACTTAGTAGAAAAAAGTGCTGAAGCTAGTTCTACAGGTAGAGATAATAGATTTACTTCAGGACCTAGAGCTATAAAATTAAAAAGTAATATTACAGAACTAGACAAGACACAGTTTATAAAAGACGCAGCCCCTAGTAGATGGCAAGCTAAAAGAGATGGTTTAGCTTATCAAATAGCAGATAGCTACGGTAGTAAAAGATTTTTAGAAATAGTAGATGCTAAAAATGAAATAGAAAATAAACTTGATTTAGCAGAAAAAGATTTTGAAACATCTCAAAATGAACTAGCTGATGGTCAAATAAGCAGAAAAGAGTTTGATGTTCGCAGAGATAATTACATGTCAGATGTAAAAAGATTAATGGCAGAAGGTAACGCTATAGAAGGTTTTGATCAAGCGTTTAAAGAAGGTGATGTTAAAAGTTTTCAAGAAAAAGTAAATCAACAAATTGAAATATCTAATTTTAGAAAGAGTGCTGCTGTTCGTAAAGCAATAAACGACCATGTAAAGGGAAGAGCTTCTTCTATGTTAGATATCATAGCAGATGTAAATAATAAGATGATGGAGCTTGCTCCTAAGTTAGGTAGAACTCTGGATGCTGACAAAGTAAGAGAAATATATGGTGAATTAGTTGGTAAAGAATACGCTGGGGGTTTTGAAATAACAAAAGGTGTAGCTACTGCAATGGCTAAAGAGTTTGTAAAAACTAGATCAAGAGTTCAAGAAGGTTTTAAAGCTACTAAATTAAAAATAGAAGCTGAAGGTGCAAAACTTAAAAAGATACAATCAGAAATAGAAAAAGACGTACTTGAGTATGAGACTAAAGAAGCTTTAGATGAAATGACTGCAGAAAAAACTGAAGCAGATAAAATGGCAAAACAACTCCTTGGAGAAAAAGCACAATACACTTTAAAGGAAAATGCTTATCTTAGAGCTGAAGAAGGTATAGTTAGAACTATGGATTACTTTGAAAGAAAGCTTGATGGATTAGAAGGTAAAGAGTTAGAAGCTGCAGTAACTAATTACTTAAAAAACAATGCAGGACACTTGGTTACAGCAGGTGGTATTGAAGGTCATAGAGGACAATTTTTTAAAGCAATGCCAGACCTTTTAGCTAGAATGAAGCCTATATTAGAAGCTAAAGGAGTTGAATTAGAATTTAAAACAAACGAAAAAGGAAGATTAACTGGTGGAGTAAAACTTAATGGCGAGAAATTAGACTTAACTAAGAAAAGTCAAAAGCCAGAAAGCGTAAGGTACTTATTAGATTATGTAAAGGAAATCGCTAAAGATCCTAACTGGGCTGAAAATAATCCTGAGAAGTTTGAAAAATTAGTAGAAGAATATGAAACAAGGTTAGCAGAATCAGAGTTGTCAAGAGATGCTTTAGTAGATGAAATTGTAGATGATTTTGTTCAGTTTAAGAAAGGGAAAATGGACGCTGAGATGTTAGTGTTAAAACTTAATAGTTATAATACAAACATGAGAACACATTTAAGAGAAGCTGCTGGCTTAGCTGATGTAATGGTTCCACTGGAAGGTGATATACTAAAAGATTTAACAATAGAACATAAGCGTGCTGCGGATCCTATGCTTCGTAGAATAGTAGCAGAAATGCAAAATAAAAATAACTGGAAAGGTTTAGAACTTAAACAAAGTGCAAGAGAAAACATAAACAAACTATTTGAACAATACGAAACTGCACTAGTAGAAACTAGTAGAACCAAAGGTGATAAAAATAGTTTTGATAAAATGTTAGAAGATTCTTTCAAAACAGAAACACCTAGAAAATCTTTAATAGTTAAAGGAGGAGAAAGATATCCCCGTGCTTATAATAAGTTTACACTTGGTGATAGAAGAGCTAGAGCTATGTTAGATCTTAAAAAATATATAGAGACAAAAGATTTTGAAGCTTCTAAATACGGTAAGGAGCATGAGATAGCTGCTAAAATAGAACGCAACGAGAAGGTGACTGACTATGATAGAAAAGTTGTAGACAATATTTCTTATATGAGTAAGTCGGCAACTAAAGGTAAATCTAAGTCTGAGTTAATAGAAATTACAGACAAAGCAGACAAAGCACTAGAAAATGGTAGAAAAATAGATGCACCAGTTAAAAAAGCGAGAGTATTTGATTTTGATGACACCGTTGCTAGAACAAACAGTAAAGTGTTTGCTACTAAAGGTGGTGAAAAGAAAATACTAACAGCTGAAGAGTTTGCTAAAAATGGTAAAGACTTAGTTGATGCTGGTTGGAAAATGGATTTTTCTGATTTTAACAAAGTTGTTGATGGTAAAAAAGGACCATTGTTTGACTTAATGAAGAAAATGAAAGAAGCAGAGGGAGATAGAGATATGTTTATCTTAACTGCTAGAGCAGCCGAATCGGCACCAGCTATACATGAGTTCTTAAAACAAATGGGAATTGATATACCTTTAGAAAATATAGTAGGTCTTGGTAATTCTACAGGAGAAGCAAAAGCACAGTGGTTAGTTGGTAAAGCTGGAGAAGGTTATAATGATTTTTACTTTGCTGATGATCATATGGCTAATGTAGATGCTGTTAAAAAAGCTTTAGAACCTATAGATGTTAAATCTCAAGTTCAGCAAGCTAGAATAAATAAAAGCTCGGTAGATCTAGATAAAAGATTTAATCAAATAATTGAAGGTAAAACTGGTATTGGAGCTGAAAAAGAATTTTCAAAAGCAAAAGCTAAAGTAAGAGGAGCAGAAGTAAGTAGTTATAAATTAATGGGTCCATCAGCTCAAGATTTTTCTGGATTAATGGATTACACTTTAGGTAAAGGTAAAGTTGGTGAAGCTCAAAGAGAGTTTTATAATGAGACTTTATATAAACCTTATAGCAGAGCTCAAAGAGCTTTATCTCAAGATAGAGTAAACCTTATGTCTGATTTTAAAGCTTTGAAAGCTGAATTAGAAGTACCAAAAGATTTAAGAGAAACAACTAAGTCTGGTTTCACTAAAGAACAAGCTGTAAGAGTTAACTTATATACTAAAGCCGGTTATGAAGTACCAGGAATATCTAAAACAGATTTAGCTGAGTTAAATAAAATAGTAGAAAACGATCCTAAACTTTCTACATTTGCTAATCAAATATTATCAATAACCAAAGGTGATGGATATGCAAAACCAAAACAACATTGGTTATCAGGTACTATAACAACAGACTTTTTAGATTTATTAAATACTACCAAAAGAGGTAAGTACTTACAAGAGTGGCAAGCTAATGTCGATGTTATGTTTTCTGAAAAGAACATGAATAAATTAGAAGCAGCTTATGGTCCTAAATATAGAGAAGCCTTAGAAAATAGTCTAGCCAGAATGAAAGCTGGTAAAAATAGAATACAAGGTGGTAATAGACTAAGTGATAGAGCTCTAGATTATATAAACAATGCTCAAGGAACTATAATGTTCTTAAACATGAGATCAGCTTTATTACAAACAATATCTTCTGCTAACTATACTAATTTAAGTTTTAACAACCCTCTTAGAATGGGTCAAGCTTTTGCTAATCAAAAGCAATATTGGAAAGACTTCATGGATATAATGAACTCTGATTACTTGGTTGATAGGCGTAATGGATTAAAATTAAATATATCTGAAAGTGAAATTGCTGACGCTGCTGCCACAGGTGGCAACAAAGCTAAAGCTGCTATAAACTATATATTAGAAAAAGGATATGCTCCAACTAAATTTGCTGATAGTTTTGCTATTGCTTCTGGAGGCGCTATGTGGTATAGAAATAGAATAAAAGATATAATTAAAAAAGAAGGTTTATCAGAGGTTGAGGCACAGAAAAAAGCTTTTGAAGAGTTTATGGAAATTTCAGAAAAATCTCAACAGTCTTCTGATCCTAGTAAAATATCACAGCAACAATCTACTGACATGGGAAGATTACTTCTTCAGTTTGTTAATACACCTATGCAGTACAATAGATTACAATTAGCCGACATAAAAGATCTTATAAACAGAAGAGGCAATCCACTTCAAAAAATAAGTAGAATAGCTTATTATGGAGCTGTACAAAACTTATGGTTTAATTTTATGCAACAAGGTTTGTTTGCTTTAGGTTTTGGTGATGATGATGAATTTGGTGATGCAGAGATAGAAGACAAATACTTAAACACAGCTAACAGCATGTTTGATAGTATATTAAGAGGTACAGGTCTAGCTGGTATGACGGTAAGTGTTATTAAAAATACGGTTCTAGATGCTTATAAAAGATCTGGAAGAACTAGACCAGAGTATCAAGATGTAATATATAAGCTATTAGATTTTTCACCGGCTATAAAAAATAAATTTAGTAAAATAAAGAATGCTGCTTATCAGTTTGATTCACCTATGAGAAGACAACAAATGATAGACAAAGGTTTTAGTTTAGACAATCCTGCATTTACAGCATTTGCTAAAGTAGTTTCAGCAGTTACTAATGTTCCGTTAGATCGAGGTTTACAAAAAATAGAAAACATACAATACGCTATGAGTGATGATAGCGAGACGTGGCAAAAGGTAGCAGCATTAATGGGTTGGCCAGAGTGGCAATTAACAGGTCAAGACGATAAAAAAGAAAATTGGGAAAAAGAAAAGGAAGATTTTCATTACAAACAAGCAATAGCAGATCCTTCAAAGTATTCTAAAGAAGAACAAGTAGATATACTTAAGCAACATGGGTATAGTGAAGATGACATTAAGAAAATGCAGAATGAAGGTACGAGAGTAGCAACTATATTAAAAGCTCAACAAGATAGTGGGAAAATATATAAGTCAAAAATACCATCCATTCCTAAGGAAAAAGACAAAACAACAGCTACTCCTTTTGTCAGAGAAGAAGAAAGAACAGATATAAGTGATGCTGATAAAAAAACAAATGCTAATGTTAAAAAATACTACAACATGAATAAGACTAGACAAGTAGAATTACTTGATAGCTTGGGATTCAGTAAAAAAACTATAAGAGAGAAATACAATACAGAACAAAAAAGAGTTGATAAACTATTGAGACTGATGGAAAATGATAGTATTCCGGCTAGACTTAAAAAATCATCTCCAATACCTGCTAGTAAAAGAACAAAGCAGCAGGCTAGATTATATAAGTTAAACAAACAAAACCAAATAGATACATTAATAAGCTTGGGACTAAGTGACTCAATAGCTAAAACACTTAAGTACGAAGCTGATAGAGTTAAAAAAATAGAAGAACTATATAAAAATAAAAATAAATGAAAATAGGAGAAGGAACGGAGTTTAAAATAGACATAAAAACTGTTGTAAGTATTATAGTAGTAACGTCGATGTTTGTAGGTATGTATTATACTCTTGCTTCTGATATAGAAGAAGCAAAAAAATTACCGCCATCAGAAATAAAAAGATTAGAATATGATCTTAAACAAGAGTGGCAAACAAAACACATAAGTGACCTTGAAGAAAAAGTAGATGAGATACTACATTGGTGTAGAGAGGTTGATAAAGAAATATACAAAAAAAGTAAAAAATAATTATGAAACCAGCAAAGAAAAAAGTAACAACTAAAGGTTCTAAAAGAAAACCAGGTGGACAAACAAAAACTTATACTAAAAAAGGTAAAGTAAAAGCAGTTTTAAATACTAATTATTCAGGACAGAAAGAAGTTTTTTCTTCAAGTGGTAATCCTAGATTTTTAGATGTAACTACTACTAGTAAAATGGTTAAGACACCATCAGCTAAATCTCTAGATATATACAATAGAAAAGGTGAGGTTAAAAAAACACTGGTAGCTACTAATAAAGGTGGCACTGGTATGAGTGCTAGAAAAGCTAACAAGCTTAATAGAAAATTCAACAGAATGTCACGATGAAAAAAAAGAAAAAGAAAAACCCATGCTGGAAAGGATATGAAGCAATAGGTATGAAGAAAAAAGGAGGCAAACAAGTACCTAATTGTGTGCCTATAAAAAAGAAAAAGTAATGGCTATACGTAAGACTACTAAAGGTCAAGGACGAAACTTCAGAACAACAGAAGAAGGTGCTGGCATGACTTCTAAAGGTGTTAAAGCTTATAGAAAGAAAAATCCTGGTAGTAAGCTAAAGACAGCTGTAACTGGTAAGGTAAAAAAAGGTAGTAAAGCTTGGAAAAGAAGAAAAGCTTTTTGTGCTAGATCAAAAGGATGGACTGGTGAAAGAGGTAAAGCAGCTAGAAAAAGATGGAAATGTTAATATTATGGGACATAGAAATAAAAAAATGAACAAAGATTGGGGAGGTTTTCTTAAGAGAAAAACTCACGGTGTAGAAATAGATGGTAAAGAATATCAAATGAAAGCCTATAAAATACCTAGAAGTAAAAAAGCAAAAGCTAAAGGTAAGTTAGGTCTTTTTGCTATAAAAGATCCTATACATAGAGAAATGTATAGAAATGTAAAATAAGGAACAAAAAAAACTGGGCACCATACCCAAAGTTCCTGTAACCCAAGGGAGATCGAAAGGTCTCCCTTTTTTTTATTAGTGTAATGTTAACACTAAGGTAAGGAAATAAAAAAACCCTACTGTGATAGTAGGGTGATGCATATATATTTAGTTGTATTGCTCTCTACAGTTCTAGAGGGTACATACATAGTGTTTCTTTGGAGACATTATTTAAAAATAAGGAAGGGTAGCTACGATAAGTAACTACCCTTTTTATTTATACTATGGAATGCGCGCTCAATTATCCTGGAACCATAGTATTAATTAATTTCACAAGCCCCACCAGCGCAAGCAAGCTCACCACTAAGATCAGTGTTGTCTTCGGATTCGAGTACATTTTCTAAATTTATACTTGTTATTTGTTGTAACCTATTTATATAGGTTCCTTCATCAATATCCTCAAAAGGAGCTTGAGTATATGTTCCACCATCAAATGGTAGTACAGAAAGACCATTGTAATACTTTCTGTTATCCCACATCCACTCTCCTGCATCTTCCCACTCTTCAGGTTTTAAACTAACAGTAGCAGACACATTGTGAGTATTAGATCCTTTTCTATGACCAGGTACAACCCACTCTGTTGCCACCTTTTTTATACGTTCAAGTAATTGAAAAGGTGATTCAGTTCTAAGTATAGATCCAGCTGGAGCTTTTTGAGGTATACTTATTACAGCTGTATCATGGGGTCTAAAAAATTCATCTTCAACTAACATTGGATGATTTTCAACTAAGTATTTATATATACTTTCGTTTTTACCAACCCTGATCCTACGGATGTAATAATCATTGTGCCATGCGTGAATACCAGATGACGTTCCCAGTGCTAGAGATGTTGTCCCTGCAGGCTTTACAGTTGTACATCTAGCTGCAGAATTAATTCCAATCAGCTTCGCGACTCTTGCGTTTTCTCTTTTTACTACACTTGCGGCTTTCTTCATGTCGTATCCTAACACCGTGCCCGAGCCGATCCCAGTCATCGAGACGCCTATTAAAGCGTCTTTCTCTGTTGTTTGTTGCCATACTTCTCTTAAATAGTGAAAGTCTGTATAGCCAGCTTGTAATGTTCCAATGAACGCAGCGGCTTTCACTCTATTGTTTAAATCTTCTTGTGATTCAATATCACTAGCGTTTACTTCACACAGGTTACAAAACTGATATGGTCGTAAAGCTATTTCACAACAAGGGTTTGTACCCCAGTCTTTGTCGTTGTTAAAGTATATTCCAGGTTCTCCTGCTCCTGATAGTTCTACACGTTTCCATAGATCCATAAAAAACTCTTTAGTCACCTTATGTCTCATAAGAACAGCTGAATTATTTGCCCTTCCTCTTTGTGGGTTTGTTTCCCACCAATTTCCAGACTTCGCCGATATCATTTCGTCGTCGTCTGCTGAGAACAAACTGATCAGAGCCGCGCGTCGGATCCCACCAGCTAATACGGCGTCTGCAATATGGCAAACTATATCGTGTACTTCTAATGTGGAGAGAGTATCTGTCTCTTCCTTTGAGTCTAAGACTCCTGTTATCTTTACTATACATTCTTTAAGTGGTTGAGGTCCAGGTGCTTTACCACCAGACGTTACTAACATTGCACCTTTAGGGCGTATATCAGAGTAATCAAACTCTATTCGTGAACTTCTCTTGTCACCTAAATATGATTTCATTAATACTTTAATAGCATCAGCCCAACCTTCAATTGAGTCACCTATTAAAAATCTTCTAGTTCTTTTTGTGTATGGTTTAGTAATACCAGGTAGCTTGTCAACGTGGTGTTGTTGTACAGAATAACCTACACCAGTACCACCTAGTAATAAAAACATTATCTCATTAAACGATTCAATATGATCGATAGGTAAGTAAGCGCAATTATACACACGATTAGGTGATATTTCAATCGGCTTACCTCCGAATTGAAGCGATCGCATACTTGGTAAAATCTTTTTTTCATAGACTAATTTATATGTTGTTTTAATGTCGTCTGTGAGCTCAGGATATTTTTTAATATGCATATTCATGTTGCGTGTTACTAGTTCGTCCCATGTCTCCCTACGGCTTAATTCAGGGATATATTTTGCATATTTCATATAAACTGTTATATCACTTAGTATCTTGTTTGATAACTCCATTCGCTTCTTTCTCTTTATTAGTTACACTTTTTTGTAGATCTTCTATAGCTTTGTCATAATCAGGCATAAGCTTAATAGTCTCTAACGTTCCAACAGCTAAATCTCTTAGCTGCGTGTTTTCATTAATCAAATGTTGTACTACATTAGTTAACGCTTGTATTTTGTTTTGCATTTCTAGCAATTTACTTTCTTTCATTAATCTATTTTAAATTTTATTGGTAAAGTAAAACGAGCATTTACATTTTTACCTCTTTGCTTACCTGGTTTCCAAGAAGGCATTTTTGTTATAACTCTTAAAGCTTCTTCATTTAGTAACCTATGTGGTCCTTTTACAACTTTAACATCTTTAATCGTACCATCTTTCCATACAACAAATTGGACAAATACTTTTCCTTGTATACTAAAGTCTTTAGCTTGTTCAGGGTAGTTAATATTATCACCTAAGTATTCGTATAATTTTTCAACACCTCCTATATACTCAGGCATCTCTTCAACAATATCAAATATAGTTTCAACTATAGGTTCTGTTTCTTCTTCTACATCTACAACTATGTCTATATCTATTTCATTGCTAACTATTAATATTGGTTTGTCTATTACCTCTTCATCTTTAATAACCTCTACAACTTCAGGTATTGAAATTGGAGGTGGAGGTGGGGGTGGTATAATTGGTTTGTTTATCTCAACTACTTCTTCATCTTCTAAACTTACTAAAGAAGATGTTATATTATAGGAATTAGCTGATATGGTTTTGTATTCAAATAAACAAACAGATAAAGCTAACGTTGTTGTTAAACCAGCTAGCGCATATGTTAATCTATTGTACTTCATATTTATTACTATATTTTATTAAATCTTTATATTTTAAATAACCTTTGCTTTCTATGCTCCAGTTTATAAATTTTTGTAGCTGTCTTTCAGCATACTTTCTTCTTGCTAAGTCTTTTTGTTCCCAAGAATTAAGCTTACGGTTTCGTCGCATTCCTTTTGATTTTGAGGTTTATAGATCTTAACTTTAGGTAATTTTTTCGAGGCATACATCTTAAAAAGTTTCCAACGTATAGGAAAAGACTCATTAGGCCGTCCTTTGCATTCGATGATGAAGTCATCTCCTGTAAAATCAGGTGTATAAGTGACTTTACGTACCGCTTTGCCTCCTCTATCTCTATACTCTCCTTTAGAGTTTGCTTGTCTTTCATAACATTTATTTTTAAAGTCAAATGAAGGGATCAATTCATAACTAATCCCTTCGTATTTAGCTTTTATTTTAGCTTCTTTTAGAGCTTTATACATATAAGCTTCAAGTCCTGACTTAAATTCTATTCCATCTACAACTTTTTTCTTAGCTTGTACAGGACCTCGTTTTTTAGTTCGCGACATCAGTTACATAATAAGGTAAACCTGGGTTACCTATCTCAAGTTCAGATAACTCTTCACGTGCAGCTTGAATATAAAGTATTGCATCCATTAATTCTTCTTGTACATCATTTAAGTATGCAGCAAGATCTTTAACGCCAGTCTTGCGTTCGTTGTCTAATGTTTGTCCATATTTTTCATAGCCAACATCTGAGCGTGATACAAATTTATCTACTACTCTTTCGACTACTGGATCTCTAAATTTAATTTCTTTTTTTGTCATTTCTTGTCCATATAAATATTAATAAAAAGCCTACAAATTGCACGGCTATTATAGCTGTCATTGTTTGTTGATAATCATTCATCTTTTACGAATGTACCATTTTTCATTCCGCCTTTGCGATCTTTTATTTCATTGTAAGCTGAATCAATACAGTGTTCAATTGACACACCACCTAAATGAGCTAGATTAGTTAACACAACAACCATGTCACCTATAGCATCTACAAATTCATCGCTGTCTTTCTTTAATATAGCTCTACCAAGCTCTCCAGCTTCTTCCATTAATTTGCAGTATTGAGTTTTAGTATCGCCTCCGTGGTATAAACCTCTTTCAGTTGCCCAATCTCTTATTAATTGAAACCTATCTTTTTCAACCCAAGCATGGCCGTTTTGTTTTTTAACTCTATCTTTTATTTGATTATAAAACAATGTAGCTTCGTTCTTTGCCTCGTTTAGAAAAGCTTCATAAAAAGATTTGTTGTATATATAAGATCTGTTTTTATTGAACATAGATGTTGAAGCATTTTTCATTATCCAATCAACTGTTTCTTTAGTTAATTCAAATGTTCCATGCATTGTTTCCCATGTTTTACCTAACTCATCCATTAATCTACCTTTTAGTTTATTTAATGGAACTGGAAATGTACTGGTTTGTTCGGTTGCGTTTATCTTCATTTTAAATAATTTTTTATATGGTTTAAGGTCTACTTTATAGCCGTAAGACTTTTGAAGTTCTAACTCGCGGCTTGATATATAATCGATATCTGTGCTTTGATCTAGAACTTCATACTCGTCTGGGTTGTAACCTTGTTGTTGTGTAACCCTGTTATTAAGATCACGTGTAACGCCGATCTTTTTACCCGGGATGTGGTATAAATAATATGTTATTTCTTTATCCATATTCCTCCCATTTGCTTTGTAGCAGAGAACTAGA